GTGTAGATAGCAACATGAAAGCAGTACGAGTAAGCGGAGCAAGGAAGTCGGCAGGGGAACCTTTTGCTACCTTGTTCTGTTCTTTCAATTTAGCAGCAGCAGCCTTAGCAGCTTCTCTTTGCTGATCGATGAATGCTTCACCATCCATTGTTGCAGCAGCCGTTGCTGTCTGTCCGTATGGCATGGCACCAGACTTAGCAAGACCGAGAACAACACCAGCAGAAGCATTTGGGTAGGCCTTAGCCATACCTGCAACCTGCTTTGCAAATTGTGGGTTTAGAAAACGACCCTCTTGCTGTTGTCTATAAGTTTCATATTCAGGAGTTCCGGGTAGTGGAATATTTCCAAGTACACCCGGTAGCTTTCCTGCACCCTTAAGGCCACCGATCTCTGCCATTAACCACGACCCTGTGCCTTAACTTGCATGGCTAGTCTTGTCAGATCTGGATCTGGATAGAGTTCAGCCAGAGATAAAATTAGTTGTGCAGTTGGATCCTGTGCAATAGGTGCAACTGGTAGTGCTTCATTACCACGACCCGGGCCAAAAGATGCACCATCAGTAATAGGAACATCCTTATTTGGATTAGGTGTGTTGAAATTTAATGTTGGCTTCGCCATAGGAACAGCGTTAGCGACTGCACCCATTTGTGCAGCAGATACTTCAGAGGCTGCCATGTTAACACCCGGTGCAGTTTGAAGAGCCATTAACTCTCCACCTTCGCCATATGCTCCACCCGGGATGTACTGAGCTGCTTGTTTTCCAATGTAGCTTTCAGCCATCTTTGTTAGCCTCCATTTTTTCAATGTCTTTAGAAAGGTTCTCCCACATATATCGCTTCTTTGCTTCGTTTACTGAATGTGAGTAAACAACTTTAGACAGTAAGGAGAAAAATTCTGTAAAAGAAATACTTATGTTGTACAACAATGTAACGAATGCGTATATGAAATCTATTTTCTTAGCAGGTCGAGCTAATGGAAAGATATCGTCAAGCTCATCGAACTCATCGTTGTTCATTAGCCCGACCTCCTAAGTGTGTTACTTAACCTTCTTGCCGCCAGCAGATGCTGGTTTGCCAGTTTCGCCGAGCTTCTGCATTGCAGACTTGCCCTTTGCGGATCCTTTACCCTTGATTGGGCCTTTATAGGATGCTGGGGCGACTTTGCCTTTCTTTGTTCCGAACATATGTTCCTCCTGTTGGATTAAGCAGCCCCAGTTAGGGCAGCTAATAGTTGTGACATTTGTGGTGATCCGCCTTGTGCTAGATCTGTCCTACGAGAGAACTGACCGGGGCCAGCCACCATTTGGGAGCCAGCGGCCGGGGCCGCTCCCGGAACCATACCCATCATTTCAGGGGGTAATGGTTGCGAAGCACCGGGGGCCATCGCAGTCGCCGCTGGCTGTTCTATAGGAGCAAATGCTTTAGTAACAATCTGCTCCAAAGTTTCACCCTTTTGACGACCATTGATGATGTCAGCAATACGCTTGACAGCTTCTGTTGGGTCGCCACCTTGGGTTGCAAGCATTGGAATAGCCGTTGCATATTGCGATACGGCGTTGCGTAATGAATCACGGAGATCTTCGATATCAATGCGTTGCTCTTCTTGAGTCACATTGATCGAGAACGGAAGGTTGCGGCGTAGGAAGTCACGGCTGATGAGTTTGTCACCACGAAGTTGCAATCCAAAGATTGCTGCACGATTAGGATCAAGTCCAGCCATGAGACCATACTGAACATCTACGGTGTAATCACCCTTGATGTCACGAGATGGCGTGTAGGTTAATTCGTAAGGGGTACCATCATCGGTACCACGGATCATCTTGCGTTCGTTTCCAAAGACTTTCTCATCAACTTCGAAAGCGATACCGATAAGATTAATCAAGAAACGAGCAAATACTGCTTGTGCTGCTTTAACTTGTGAATCAAATCCACCCATAAGAGCCTGTACACCACGACCAGTAACGATAGATGCATCAATCTGTCCGGTACGACCCTCTGGATAACGAGATCCCATACGGAGTTCTCGTTCAAGGTTAGATGATTCTGCAAACACTCCGCTTGGAAGTTCGATAGGAACTCGGCGAATTCTCTCAGGAGTGTTAGAACGAAGCAATGCATCAGGGCCAAGAGCAAACTCTTGGACATCTGGTGGGATAGCAATCGGTGCTTCTACTGATTTCTTGGCTGCTTCTAGCTGTAGAAGTGCAAAACGAGCCTTAGCCATCTGTACAGGTAGTACATCATCAAACTGACCACGAGTCTGTCCATCGACAGTTGGGCGTTCTGCAATGTCTACAAGTACTTTACCAATCACATTTGGTGTATTGGTTAAAACTAGGTTGTCAAGATCAGGGATAAAGATCATGTCCTGATACTTATCGTGATAATGAATCACAGTAATCATGGCACTTTGTCCACGATACTTCTGGCGAATCTTGTTTGTATGCTCTGGATACTGATAGACAACGGTCTCGGTATCCATAATCATGGTACGAGATACACAGGTTACGGTGCCGAAGCGATCCTTTTCATAGTAAAGACCGAATGGATCGAGCAAACGAACTCGTGGGTTATTGGTTTCAAAGTCAATGTCAATCATTCCAGCACAGAAACCGTAGGTGTAATACCAGTCAGCACCTGCATACATCTGAAGCTGTAGATCAGATTTATTAGCGTAATGGTTGGCGATGCGTGTACGGATATCAGCCTTCTTACGAGCTGCATCTGATGCCATGTTGGATGAAGAGCAGTTAATCGAAGGTAGTGGTGCTGTTACTTCAGCGAGGTCACGAGCTGCGATATCGACCATGTTTGCAATGAGTGGCTTCGGATACTCATCTGAGAATTGACCAAAGAAGACATCTTGCATCTTGCCCTGACGGACAGCAAGTACATCAGCCATACGGCGGTCACGATCCATATTACGGTGCTTAAGCCGTGTGACCTTTGCTGCTACTTCCTGTGGAGTAAGCATTGAATCTCCTTTAACCTATCCTGCGATTTGCAGCCCACTCGTCTAGGTTTACAACCATCTGACGATTCTGGTCTGAACGAGTTATGAATTCGTTTTTCATAAACTTACCACCGTAGTCACCGAACTGGCAGATTTCTCTAGCCCTAATCTCACAGAACCAAAGAGCCATAACCAAGTCGGTTTTGTTCTTTGTCTCTGGCGACCAAGTGACAAGCTGATCGATAAGTAATCTGATTCCTTCGTGTCTATCTGACGGAAGATGAATCAAGTTATCCCTATGGTGTTTACCATTGGATTCAACAGTTCCGAATAACGGAGCCATTGCTGCTACACCAAAGCCCACATCCCACTTATTGCGAGAAGTCGTATGTTCCCGGAGCATCACTCCACGGTTGGCTAACCACATCCGTAGATTCTCATCCTGTGTCAGGTAGCCCTGAAAAGCGTTACGCTCAACCATCCATTCAGATGGTTTGTATTTGTCTGTTAATGTCGTGATGAGATCACGGATTGCTTGTGGCGAAGGCCGAGTAATTGTTGCTGCATCAAGTACATAACGCTTTTTGCGGCGGCGATCAATCGCCATTACTACGGCTGCGGTGTCACCGACAATCGCTGGGTCAAGCCCTGCGACTACGGTAAGTCCATCTATTGATTCGGGGTGTCCGGGATTGCCCGGTACGATAGGCCCGATCATTCTCATACGATCGATAGCACCTTTAACACAGGTGACATTGAAAGTTGAATCTTCATCTACATCTGCTTGCTGGTAAACCATAGACCAAGTTTTAGGATCTAAGGCACCTCTACGCATTGATAAGTGGGTTCCATCCCAGCGAGGGTATAAACCACCTTCATCTGGTTCTTCTTCGGAACCTTGCCATGGCCGGTCGGACTTTGGCCAAAGCGTTTTCCACTCGTTCGGGCTTTCACCGAATTCGAGAACCGCCGGCATGGCTAGGTATGTCCACGGAGATTGACCTGTTGGGTAGCGTTCTCCGTTACGGAGTTCTCTATACAGGTCGATGGAATCCACTCGGGTTCCTAAAACTAAAAGCTTACCGGTG